TTAACAGGAGGAAGATTCTTAAGCTTACGTTGGGCGTTAAGAATATCAATAGCAGTACGACCTCGTTTATCAAGCCGGGCTAATTCATACAAGAAAGGCTTAGGAGTACCGCTTTGATTAAGCTCAAGATCAGCAGGATTAGTAATGATAGGTTTATTGACTAAAGCATTGCTATCTGTTTTAAGTAAAGTCTGGGCTTTACGGTAAGCTGATACTTGTTGAGTCAAAATTTTTGGAGCATTAGAAGACCCAGAAGGGGTTTCAAATTTAGTAAAACCCTTACCTGCTTCAGCATAGAAAATAGCTTTAGGATCTGCTTGACTCTTTTCAATGTACTCAGCAACTTCATCACCAGCCATTAGAATAGCCATAGCCTCAGTCATAGGCTCACCAGCTGCTTGAGCTTGTTTTAGAAGCTGACGTGCTCTAGGCATGATCTTAGCGTGAGCAGCTCTTTCAGCTCTCAAAGCATCATCATACATGACTGTATCTGCTGTAGTAACCTTACGAGCTTCTTTAATAGCAGCAGTTACAACTTGACGAGCCATTTTAATTTGTTCAGTGCTTCGTGCCCCAAACACATTATCTACAATATCCCTTTGATACTTCTGAAGAACACTAGGATCAATCTTTTTATCAATTTTATCCCTAGGAATTTCTCCACCATACTGCTCTTTAAGAGCTTGCATTTTAGCTTCAGATTCAACAACACCTAATACGACAGGTTCCCAGCTGGTAAGCTGGCTAATGAGACCTACTTGATCAGGGTACTTATCAGCAAACTCTTTAGCCAAAAGAAGTCTATCAGCATCAGGAGCCCCCTTTTGAAACTCTGTAACAATAGCATCAAAAGCTTCTTTTGCTTCAATACTTTCTAGCTTTTTGTTTTCATCGTACTTATCAAATTTAGCTTTTAAAGCTACTGCTTTAAGCTGAGTTGGGTTGATCTCATCACCAAACAAATCAAATAAAGACTTGTTACCAGCAGGATGATCAATTAAAGTGGATTCAAGAGTTTTAATAATGTTATCAACATTATCAGGTTTTTCTTGAACTAGATCATTAATAAGTTTAAATGCTAGTTTTCTAGCAGCTCTATTGCCACCTTCAGGTGTGCCAATTTTATCAAGAATTTTGGGAGCTACTTTAAAGAAATTTTGAATAGCAGTACCCGGATCAACAAAACCCTCAGCACCAATCAACGATTGATAAAGAAGGTTTTCTTCAGCATCAATGCTAGAGATTGCAGTATCCCGGCGATATTTTTGTAGATACTCTTGACGCTGAGTATTAGTAACACGAAGAACTTCAGGAATAAGAATTGTGTTGACAACCTTAGCACTCAAGTTACCTGGGTTGTTGTTTTTAATATATTCCCGTTGAAGATAACTAACAGCTGCCTCATATTGATCAGGAGTTTGATAATCCTTAAGTTTAAACTTTTGACCAGTAGCAGGATCAACAATTTCTGTTGTGTTATTTTCTAATTCAGCAAGAAGATGAGGACCAAAACCAGAACCCGCCTGCCTCATAGCAGCCATGTTCCATCCAAGCTGCTGATGTTTTGAAAGCTTACGAACACGATCAGCTGCTTCCGTAGAAGGCTGTTGATTAGCTAGTTCATTTGCTTTAACATGAAGCTCAGCACTTTTTTTAGCAGCATCTTCAACTTCTTGTTTTTGTTGAAGATACTCAGGACCTTGTTCTGCGTACAGACGCATCCCATCTTGTACCTCTTCATCTCTACGACGCTTAACCTCTTCAACAAGATTTTCTTGAAGAAGAGTATCAATACTTTTACTAAAGCGTGAAAGAGCTTGAAGTTGATACTGTTGATTTTTTTCTTGGAGCTGACTGACGCGCTCCATCTCAGTAATCTGTTGAGAAGCTTGCTTCTCCATCTGTTGAACTTGCTCTCGGCCTTGTTCTTTAAGTAGCTGAGCTTCCTCACGCATACGTTTGGAAGGATCAACTACAGTCCGATTACGAAATCCAATAGACTGTGCACTACCTTGATATGGCATTTAAATTACCCTTTAGTCGATAAGATCTGAACTTTTTAATGACCCATAGGTGCTTAAACCTGATGATACTCCACTTACTGCAGAGCCTACCAAACTACCAGCCAAGGCAAGACCAGAAGGACCTGCTTGTTTAATTGGTTTAATTGGCATAAATGATGCAGAAGGAGTAAGAGGAGATGCAGGAAGATTGTTCCACGCAGCAGTATTTGCAGCAGCTTGATCAAGAAGAATACCTTCTTGACTAATACGAGATGCCATGCCTGCATCATAAAGAGTAGCCTCTACCTGAGCAAGCTCTAAACCAAGCTGACGCTCAGCATCCATAGATTGAAGCAGTAGCGAATTACCAGCTCCTCCACGAGCCAATACAGTGCCCTGGGCTTGAATAGCTTGAGCAACATTTTTTTGAACATTAAATGAAGCTGCTGTAGCTTGTTCATTAACTTTTTGTTGCTCAGCTACAAGAGCCCTACTAGCTTCGGCTTGGTTTGCAGAAATTTGCTTATAATAAGCATTCTTGGCAGCTGCATCTGCTTTGAGTTCGGCTTCATAAACACGACCTTTTTCAAGATCACGCCTATTAGCGATTTGTAACTCATTAATGTAATTTTGTTGGGCAATAGCATTGGAGCGTGCAACTGCTGCACTTTGTTGCTGGTGAGCACCAATTGCTTGCATACCAGTACCAACAGCAGACAACACGCCAAGCGTAATGCTTATCGGTTCACACATAGCTTTATAAATTGAATTAGGGGAACACCGTTGTAAACGTAGTACTTAATGAACTTAAATTTTAAAAGCTTGAGAAGCTTGATATGACTTTCATTTCTCATATCAGCATGATTCCATAAATAATCATTTGGAAGACTATTAAGCCATTTCCTAGCTTCTCTAACAAAAGTATGAGGATATTCCTCACTAGCTTGGGTGCATAGCATCCATATTTTATTATCTGGTGTAACACCTGCCACACCGGCAGCCTTGCCGTTGGGCACTGTGAAATACACTGTGAAAGCAGATCTGTAATAAGACTCCAGGACTGCTGCCGGAGCAGTCAGTCCCGTTGTCTCTTCTACTTCACGTTTATCTTCCCAACGTAAACTTTGTCCTATTTGAAGGGCTAACTCGGGAGTACAGGGTTTAATAAATTTACCTGCGTACATGTCGTTTGGTGTCATAACGCCCATCCCAGCTAGCTGAGACAAGGGTTGCGGTGAAGGGGTCAGGAATTTTAATAGTAAGTGTGTATTTGGTATTCTTCCTATGAATAGGAACCATGACTGATTTATACAACTTAGAAGGGACAGTATTGAAACTTTCAGAATCTACAGCCATACCAGATTCATATTGGATATAATCATCTATCTGAGGAGAAGAAAGATGGAACTCCATAGGACCTGATACTCCAAGCTCAAAATTCATCCGAGCAATACGCAGATCCCCATTTACATCATACTGACCTTGCTGAACACTGTAGTAATAAGTAGGAAGCTCTACTTCTGTAATGTACTTATAGCCAATAGCAAAATTAACTGAGGTAAGATTAATATTTTCAAACACAGCTACATTGCTACTAACGCTATCTGCTGGTTTTACATAACCAGCGTCTGTACCAGAAAGTACAACCAATACAAGATCACTTCCACTGTTAATGATGTTATAAGGTAAGGTGACAGAGCTTTCATCATTAGTACTATCATAACTAATTTCACCCCCAGATGGGATGTACATGTTGTCTAAAGCTGCTTCAAACCAGCGGCTAGTTGTCAAAGGACTACCAACTTCACCAGTACCTACAGTATAACTGCGGGAAGAATTAGTATCAACAAGAAGCTCATGCCTAGATAAAATAAAAGAACCTCCTTGATTAGTAACAGTATAAAAATTACCAGCAGTATAAACTGTATGATAAACGTTACCAACTAAGGTCCAGGTGTACCAAGCAGATTGCTCTCTTTGTGTACCACTATCATAATATTTATAATTGTACAACGTATCATCACCAGCTTTAGCGTAAGTGACAATCCCTGTTTGAGGAGAGTTAGAAACAATACTTACATCATTGGGAATAAACTCAGGAATAACCCTTGTTTGCTCCAACAATTTAGGAGGAACAGTCTCGTCTTGAATGACCATCTCAAACGCTCTAGTATGAGCAGCACTGCCTGTAGTAAACATTACAGACGTACCAAGATCTACAGGAGCAATAATTGGACTACATTCAAAAGAAGATAGTTTTTTAAGTTGAGCAGTACGTGCACTAAACTGATCACTATCTGTAAACAGCATAAACTGAGCTGATTCACTAAATAGAATCACACCTTTCTGCAAAGGTAGTACATGGTTTAGATAAGCAGGCTTAACATCTGAAGCTGCAATATCAATAGGATCTGCATCACTAATTGTGATAGCAGAGTTTACAAAAAAATTAAAGTAATCTGCTGGTTGACTAAGAACAACGTTTTCATTCGTAGTAAACCCTAGACGGTTACGATAAAAGAAAACGTTTGTAATAGTTTGTCCAACAAAAGAGGGCATAGGGTTTGTAGTATCATCACCAACCTGACGATCAACCCATGAGTTACCAAGAGGATCGCTAGTGTCTAATCTACGAAACGTGAATGTTCCATTACGATTATTTACCAGTGCATGAGGCATGGTATCGTAGTTAAAACCGGCTGTAATACCTGGAGCAGCTGTTTCCTCCCAAGCACCTGTACCTGCATTACCATTGTCAGCTACAAACTTAACATAGTAATCATCGGCTTCAGCTTCTTCTGTGTTAGCTACTTTAGCTATGTATCCATCTTTGCAGTTTTCAGGTAGTTTAGAAATGTTTTGAACCGTATCCTGAATAACAACAATAGAATCATTAACACTACCACCCCTGGCTTCAATAGTAAAAGAAGATCCAGAACTAATGAACAATCCATTGCCAATAATTTCTACGCTAACACCAGGGTAGACAGAAGTGATACTGGTTTTAAGTCCACCAAGAATGTTATTAATACTAAGAGTGCCTTCATCAGGGTTCTTAGGACTTTGGTAAAAACCTACCCCACTGTCAGAATATGTTTGATAACTCTGAGTATCATCAACAGTTACTGTATAATTAATACCAGCAACATTAACAGTAAAACTTGAACCAGGCGTTACATTATAACCCTCTTCTTGTACAAAAACTTCAGCAAAATACTGCACACTATATTTGGCAAAATAATGGTTAGGATCAACATCGCTAACAAAATTTACACCATTAACAGTTACAGTACCTTTAAGGCCACTAGTCTCATCAAAGAACTCAGTTTTACCAATATACTCAGGAGGAGTACCAATTCCTCCTGTACTTGATTGCCAAGAAGAAGAAGATGTACCAGATTTAACAACAGTTAAAGACTTTGCTCTGTACTTAGTAGTAGGAGTAAGAGTAGAACCATTGATAGCTACTACATACTCAGCATTGTAAGCTACAGTCTTAATACTAACAAAAGCGTAATTGTTTTGAAATGTAGGAGTAGTTCTACTAGTGGCAACAGTTTTGGTGGGATTAGTAATAATTGTGTAATCACCAATACTTTGAACACCAAACTTAGATGGAGATCCAGTTAAATAACTGAGACTACCTGAACCTACATTAACTGTTTGTTGTTGACCATTGGCTAGGTTCCAAACATTAATGTTACCACCGCTAGTAATTTGAACAATATACTTCTCATCCTCATCTCTGATGATGTTAAACCATTGACCTCCTGCACTAGCATTAGCAAGAGTACCAACGAACTCCCCAGGAGCACGCTTAGACAGGCCAAAGGTTACATCAGGATATGCATTGTTACACGTCCTAACTTGACCAGGAAACTTGATAAAGTCTGGCTGTTGTGAGACGCCTCCAAGAAAGTTGGGAATACGTTGGTTAATTGCTGCCATTATCGACTAAGAACTTGGAAAGGTTTGTAGCTAGTGTAGGGGTTTCTAAGATCACTAGAGTTAAAAACGTTGTAATCTGCTTGTTTAGTATCATACTCAAGAGCTAAAGCTCGCGTTAAAGCTTCATCAGCTTCAAGCAATTTAGTAGTCTCTGCATCACTAACTAGACGAATAGCTGAAATGCGAGCAGATCTTGCAGTAATGTAATCACGAAACACTTGAGGGATGTCTTGAAATTCAAAGAACCAAACTACATCACAATACAAAGTGTCAACACCTGTAAACTTATAAGAGTGAGAATAGCGGTCATAAAGTTTACCATCCCGTCTAATAACATCATAGTTATCAGCGTGTTTATACCTGTTCACATCTAACTGTAGAACAGTGGGAGGAATAATGACCTCATTAGCAGAATCAACCTGAAATGGATACTCATACTCAGTATTAAAGACCCAGCCTTCTGACTGAATTTCACGGCAAATCTGCCGAAGAGTATTCTGAGCAATAGCGACTTCAGGGCTTTGAGTATCTAATGTGTTAACAGGAGACTCTCCGACACTCATCAAAATTGAGTTAACAGCATCCAGTTCGGTGGACGTTGCGTAAGAAGGACTTGCCATAATCGGATATAAAAAAAGGGAGCCCCGAAGGACTCCCAATAAACAACAAAAATGTTATCAGAAAGCAGCGCCAGCAGTGCTGGTAGCGTGAAGTTCCACACAAGCGGCGGGGTTCAGGTAATCAGTACCCATAGCCAGACGGCCAAGGATCACATCACCTTGATAGATCACCGACACATCACCACTGGTGACTTGCACCTGGGGTCCAATGGTCTCAACCACACCAGCAGCTTCACGTTGGAAGATCAGACCGCAGGAAGTATCGAAGGCATCGGCGGCACCGTAGTTATTGTTTTCACCAGCGCCAGTGGCGGTAGCTTCAATGTCAGCACCAACAAAGGAACCAGCATTATCAATAGTAGAAGCAGTACCATACTTGCCCAGGAACGGAATGTTCATGGACTTGTAGATCTTGATACCAGCAATCGACATAATGCCGTTACCAGACTGCAGAGCAGTACCTTGCTCATCACGGTTGATCAGAGCGTTGGTAGCCACGTTCTCAACAAGAGCGTAGTATTGACGGGGGCTGAGGACAGCCACACGACCTTCACCAGACACACCCTTCTCATCCAGAACAGCAGCGGCTTCAAAGAAAGCAGCCACAATCTTATCAGAGTCAAGCGCATCAGCAGTCGTACCAGCACCAGAACCAATCTGGATCTGAGTACCGCCGGGCTCTACTTTACCAGTAGCAGAGACGGGGTGAGCAGCACGGGCACCACGAGCAATAGCACGGAAGATGCGACGGTCATAGTGCTCAGCCAAGGCATAGCCAATCTTACGGCTGATCTCACCACGCAGCTCATAGTGAGCCAGGGTCTCATCGAGATCATAGACAAATGCGCTGGAGACCAGCAGGTCATCCACCACAATGGTCTTCTCAGCCACCGGAGGATCACCGGAGCCAAGGATAGGAGTGCCAGGCGTATGGAACCCTGCGTCCATACGTCCGGTATAAATAAACTGAAGCGATTTGCCGGACTTAAGGGTCCGCTTC